CGCTGCGTGATTTATACGAGGAAATCGACCGAAGAAGGCTTGGACCAAGAGTTCAATTCGCTCGAGGCGCAACGAGAAGCGGCCGAGGCTTACGTTGTAAGCCAGCGAGAGGCGGGTTGGATTCTGGTGGCTAAGCGTTACGATGACGGCGGCTATACGGGGGGCAATCTGGAGCGGCCGGCCTTGCAGCAGTTGCTGAGAGATATTGCGCAAGGCCAAATTGACTGCATACTAATTTATAAGGTCGACCGTCTAAGCCGATCGCTCCTGGATTTCGCGCGCCTAATGGAGATCTTCGAGCGGCATCGAGTCAGTCTGGTGTCGGTGACGCAGCCATTGAATACGACCACTTCACTCGGCCGCCTCACCCTAAATATCTTGCTGTCGTTTGCGCAATTCGAGCGGGAGATGATCGCCGATAGGACGCGGGACAAGATGGCGGCGGCGCGGCGCAAAGGCAAATGGGTGGGAGGCACACCAGTGCTGGGCTACGATGTGGCCGTCAGCGGAGGAAAGCTTGTGGTCAACCCTGATGAGGCCCGCCGTGTGCAAGCGATCTTCAGCTTGTATCTTGAGCGTCGGTCTCTCGATGCCGTGCTGGTTGAGATGCAGGCGCGGCAGTGGACGACAAAGCGCTGGACGAGTCGGGAGGGAAAGGAGCACCTTGGGCGAACGTTTACGAAGAGCGCTTTAAAGCGCCTGCTGCGAAACGTACTTTACCTCGGCCAGGTATCGCAACAGGGAGCTATATACGCAGGCGAGCAGCCGGCCATTGTGGAGAAAGGGGTCTGGGAACGAGTGAATGAAGAGCTTGCCAGAGCACCGGCTGGGTGTCCGGGAATAGACTCCTCTTCAAAGGCGAAGCAGACTCGGGGCCGCCGGAAAATTCACGATGCAGTGGACGAACGAACCGAAGCGGTACCGCGAGTGACGCGACTACTAGCGTTGGCGATGAAGTTTGAGGAGATGATCCGTTCCGGAGTAGTGGACAATTATGCGGTGCTGGCGCAATTGGGACAAGTATCGCGCTCACGTTTAAGCCAGATCACGAATCTGCTGTGTTTGTCACCCCAAATTCAAGAAGAAATTCTATTTCTGCGGCAAGAAGAGGCGGAACGACTCCGCATCTCTGAGCTGTCGATTCGGAAGTTAAGTGCCATTCTGGAGTGGGGTGAACAGCGGGCCCAGTGGAAAAGACTACTTCATTCTCAACTCGGCTCTTCGCCGCCAATCGCGTGATGCGTCGCGCTGAGGCACCTTCGCTTTTCGACATTTCCCGCAATACTGCCTGGGACCTCTCGAGGGGGCACGGTCGCGGACGAAGGCGGCTCTGCAGCCGTCGCACACGGCTAACTGGTCCGAGCGCGCGATCGCGTGCGCGATCTGGGTAATCAGCATCCCAAACAGATTGCTGGCATAGGGTCGGACCTGGAGCGTTGCATCGCTGATCGCTAGGATGCCGTGCCCTTGCGCTTGCGCAAACCACTTGTTTGCCGCTGCGGCAATGATTGCCATCTGAAAGCGGGAATCGAGGCCAGCTCGGTTAGTGAGATTTTGGCCGGGGGCGACAAACTCGCAGATCGTGCCCCAGTCCTCGTCTAGGCCACGCCCCCCGCTTAGCCGCTCCGCAGTGAATCGCAGCAAAGCTTTGGCGAGTCGTGCGTATCTCCGAAAATCGTCGACATGCTCCTGGCGACCTCTCTCCCACCCAAGCGGCCCCCAACTGGCTGCGAAGCGGCGGATTGATTCAGTCGAACCCTCCGCCAATCGAGCGAAATCAAAGCACAGCTTGACCGGGACTTTATGAATTGCGGGCGGCTCGATGGGTGCCTTCGGATACCAACTCCAAATCAGAAAGCCATCTTTATTCACCTTAGCCCGGTAAGGCTTAGGGATGAGGAGACTACCAACCAACCGAGCCGCTCGGTCTTTTGGAGAAAGAGCTAAAAAATCTTCGTACCTTTCGGAAGTGCTTGAGTTGGCGTAGGTTGCTTTGTTGCTCGTGATATTTAAATCATATTCGACAAGTTCGGAAAATGCAACTCATCTGGGCAAGATAGAGACCATGCGGAGCACAACGCTAATCGACGTGAGGCGGATTCATGGGTAGACCAGCTTTTCGACCGACAGACGCGCAGCAGAGATGGGTCAGGTCGCTGACTGCATGTGGAACAAAACAAGAGCTTATTGCCTCAATTCTCGAGGTGTCCTCGCGAACGTTGCGCAAGCACTTTCGAAGTGAACTCGATCGAGCAGCCGTGGAGGTGAACACCCAGGTGGCCCAGACGCTATATAAGAAGGCGCTCGCTGGAGATACCACTGCTATGATCTTCTGGCTCAAATGCAGGGCCAATTGGCGGGAGCGGGGTAATTTCGAGCCGGGTGCCGCGCCCGTGGCACCATTCATCGTTGCACTCGATCGGGGAAAATCATGAACGTAAGACTCAAACGTCTCCAGTGGACGGTTTTCCTGTGCAACCAACGCTTCCGAGCCTTGGTCGCTGGCCGCCGATGGGGAAAAACTTTCCTCGCCCTGACTGAACTCTGTCAGGCAGCCTGGGGTCCGGGGCGTATCGCGTGGTATGTCGCCCCCACTTACAAGCAAGCCAAACGCATCGCGTGGAAACCGCTGAAGCAGATGACGAAGCCTTATTGGGCGGCGAAGCCAAACGAAACCGATTTGACCATTGAATTGATTTCAGGAGGCACAATTTCGCTCCGTGGAGCCGATAACTACGACTCGCTGCGCGGAGAAGGATTAGATTTCGTCGTGCTCGATGAATACGCTTCAATGGCCCGTGAGGCCTGGACCGAAGTGCTCCGGCCAGCCTTGAGCGATAAGGAGGGCAGAGCGCTATTCATCGGTACACCCCGGGGATTCAACCACTTCTATGAACTTTTTGAGACCATGCAAACGCAACCCGATTGCGCAGCCTTCCAGTTCACCACGGCCGAGGGCGGCAACGTAGCGAGCCAAGAGCTCGAAAGCGCCGCCCGTGAACTGGATGAGCGGACCTACCGGCAGGAGTTTGAAGCGAGATTCGAAAACTTGGGTAACGGCCTCGCCTACTACGCTTTCGAGCGGGCACACAACATTCGACCGCTCCGCTACGATCCAAAAGTGGCGTTGTTCTGGGCCCTCGATTTCAATATGAACCCGTTGTGTTCCGTGCTCGGACAAACCATCAACGGTGTGGTTCACATTCTCGATGAGCTCATCCTCCCTGACTCCAATACGCTGGCGGCCTGCGAGGAGTTTTTCAGCCGGACCAGCAAATGGACTACAGCGCCGAAGGTTTTCGAGGAGGAGTTGCCGCCCGAAATGGAGATTGAGATGGAGGACGTCCTGGCGCAGTTGCAGCCTCGGCCGATCAATGTATACATCTACGGCGATGCCACGGGCGAGCAGCGAAAAACGTCAGCCTCGCGCACCGACTGGCAGATCGTGAAGAACTTTTTCGGTCGCTATCCGGACCTCTACCACGCCAGCTTCCAGGTACGTAGTGCCAACCCGCCCGTCAAGGATCGGATCAATTGCGTCAATGCCCTGTTGCGAAACCATGCCGGCCAACGTCGGCTGTGGATCGATCCCAAGTGCAAGCATTTAATCAAGGATCTCGAGCAGGTATCTTGGAAAGCCGATCCGCACGGGAATTCACTCGCGGAACTGGACAAGTCGGATCCGATGCGAACGCATGCCAGCGATGCTGCCGGCTACTTCGTGGCGCGTGAGTTTCCGATGCGGGCAAAAATAGGGGAGCGAGGCGGCCCGCAACTTCTATGAAGCGCGGCCAGCATCTTTTGATCTCCGATATTCGGCGGAAAGTGCCCCGCCCGGCCAATTATCCACTTTGTTTTCTTACCGGAGAGTTCCGACCTCAATACGCGACCGGGATTTCGTTCCGATTCGATGGAACGAGAGCTCGCTCAGCGAGGAGAAATGATGTCAATGAATACAACGATTGAGATTTGGCCAGTTGAAAAATTGGTCCCCTACATACGCAACCCGAGAAAAAACGATGGTGCCGTCATCCAGATGGTGGGTTCGCTGAGAGAATTTGGGTTCAAGATCCCGATGCTTATCCGAAGCGATGGGGAGATCGTCGACGGACACCTAAGGCTGAAGGCAGCGCTGAAGCTTGGCATGAAGGAAGTGCCGATCATCCTCTGCGATGAATGGAGTGCAGAGCAGGTGAAGGCGTTCCGGCTTCTGGTGAATCGTTCGGCGACCTGGGCCGAGTGGGATGAGGAACTACTGGCCCTCGAATTTAAAGAACTGGCAGCGCTGAACTTTAATCCAACCTTGACCGGCTTCGATGTTGGTGAGATCGACATGTATATGGGAGCGTCTGCGGCTGGAGATAATGCCCAGGTCGACGCGGTTCCGGAAACACCCGAGAACCCGGTTTCAGCTGCGGGCGACCTGTGGCTCTGTGGTGAACACCGCGTCCTGTGCGGGGACTCCACCAATCCCCTTGACGTGGCGCGACTCCTGGGCCAGTGCAAACCGACTTTGATGGTTACCGATCCACCGTACGGCATTGAGCTCGATTCGGAATGGCGCGACCGCGCCGGTCTGAATGGCTGTGGGCCCGCCGAAGTGAGCTACATGAAACACCGTACCGAGGGTCACCACGAGACGGTCATCTCCGGCGACACTCGCGCCGAGTGGTCGGAAGCTTTTTCTCTGGTCCCCAGCCTCGAGGTTGCCTACGTTTGGCACGCTTCGCTGTTCACCCGCGAGGTTCTCGACGGCTTATTGCGCCTCGGCTTCCTCTATCCACAGCAGATCATCTGGGACAAGGGACGCGTAGTTCTAACGCGAACACATTATTGGTATCAGCATGAGCCCTGCTGGTACGTGCGCAAGAAAAATGCGCCCTGGTTCGGCAAAGCCGGCGAGAACTCCACGGTCTGGGACTCGCCATCGCCAAAGTTCATCATGGGGGGATCGGGTGAGCAGAAATTCGACCATCCTACGCAGAAACCGGTGGAACTGATGCGCCGTCCGATCCTGAACCACACCAGGCGCGGCGAAGTAGTTTATGACCCGTTCCTCGGCAGCGGTACGACCTTGGCGGCGGCCGAGACCATGGAGAGAGTCTGCTACGGCCTGGAGATCGACCCGAAGTTTTGCGACGTCATCATCCAACGCTGGCAGGATTTGAGCGGTGGGCAGGCGACGCTGCAAGAGGACGGACGCACATTCGAACAAATCAAAACGGCGCGACTGGAGGTCGCGGCATAGTCCGGCGGTGAACAGGAAATCCAGGACATGGCCAGCTCCTTGTAGATCATTCGGACCTGGAGCAACGTTCAACTGCAGTTGTACATCCAAAACGAACACGCCGCCGGAAAGGTTTCCAGCGGCGTGAAGGGAACGGAGCAGGTGAGATTCAGGCTTTGACCGAGTAGGTGCGGTCTCCCTCTTCCGCCTTGGTGGACTCGACCGAAAGGCCCATTTTTTTGCCAACGGTGCCACTGATGAAACCGCGAACACTGTGCGGCAGCCACCCGGTGGCTTTCATCAGCTCCTTCATGGTGACGCCGCCTCGGCGTTTGAGCAATTCCAGAACTTTGGCTGTTTTGCTGCCCTTGAGGGCGTGCTCAGGCTTCGCCAACGCGGGCTTTTTGGGCGCTTTGGAGGCCTTCTTGGCTGGGCTTGTCTTCTTGCCCGACTTCGGCTTGGGCGGCGCAACATGGGGCTTCCGTCGCGCGGCGTTGGGCTTACTGCCAGCTTTCGGTTCTTGCCCAGCGCCCGGAGTAGCTATGGCTTGTTCTTCTGTAGTCGTCATCGTAATTTCCTTCCGCAGTGATCACCGCGGTCATGACATCGATCACTCTGTCGCGCCAAAGAAGCAAGCCAATTCTGCAGTAAATCGCAATAGGCGATGGAAAGGCGATGGCTGGCAGAAAGAGTTGGGTGCGCGCCGTTTCGTCATTGGGCGACCCTTACCAGAGGTACAGTCATGACGTTATGCCCACCAAACGAACTCTTATTCTCCTGGCGAGCCCACTTCACCCGCCAGAACCGCTTGGCACGGTGCAATCGCGAGTCATTTTCTGCGTCGGCGGCGATCGCTTCGCTATCGATTTCACCAGCACAGTAACTGAGCTCAACCCGCAGCCCGCGGAAGTAATTCCGATTCAAAAAAAACGCCTGGCAAAGAGGAGATCACTCGCCTCAGATCGCAAGATCGAACTCCATCCTTGAGCAGATGGGGCGTTAACTAACTCGCGGCAACTTATTTGTTCGGGCACCCAAAGAATTTTGCCTCCCCGATAGTTAACGCGAGCCGAACAACGCCCCGGACGCCGGCCAGAAATCACGAACGGGTGAGCACGCGGGCTATAAGCACCTCTGAATGAGCATCTTCGAGCGTTAGCACCAACCTAGCGCGCTGCATCCATACCCCTTGGCGCTGTTTCTCGTTGCAGAAGATTTGGTCCTTTGGCCGTTAACTAACGGGGCGCTTTTCAAAATTGTCCGGGGACCTCCATGATAAGTTTTGTCAAGAGGGGAGACGGAGTTCCCCGTATGCACCCGCGACAGGTGCTCCTGGTTTTCCTTCGTAGCCGCCCTGAATGACGCTGAGCCGCCG